GCAAATGTACAAAGTACCTTAGTTTCAAATGAAGCTAATGTACCAATTATATATAATAAAGTTGGACTCTATGGTGCGAGACTTCGTTCCATCGTAGCAACTGTTGAACATTTAGGTGTTGATGCAAACACTTATATGATGTGCAAACTGCTTCCAGAGTGGAGAGTGCTTCATATTTGGACTCACTGCGATACCTCTTCAGGTGCAACCGACTTTAATGTTGGATTGTATTCTGACAATGCTGGAACAAAAGTTGATGATAATTGCTATGCTGATGCTCAAACATTAGCTACAGCTATTACTAAACTGCCTGTTGATTTGGCTAATCACACAAGAGATATTTCTAAGTTAGGTCAGGAAGTTTATTTAGATGCTGGTCATACGACTGCAAATAAATTAAACGAATACTACTTGGGATTTGAAGGTGTAGATGCTGGATCTTCTGGTTCATATACATTAGCTATCAACGTACAATTTACTGTTGACTGATAATGGCAACTGGATCTGGAATGACGGAGGTGGCAAATATCGCCCTTACTAATTTGGGCGAAGCAACCATCACCGACATTACAACCGACAATAATGAACGAGCCAGACTCCTTAATAATCGTTTTGACGATATTAGGGATTCTGTGCTTCGTTCTCATCCTTGGAATATTACTGTTAGGCGGTCTAAGCTTACGGCTTCTTCTAGCACTCCGTCTTGGGGTTATCAGTATGCGTATGCATTCCCAACTGATACTACTAAAGAACCTAACGAAAAATGTTTAAGAGTATTAGGGTTACAAGATTTTACAACTGCTTATAGAATTGAAGGGAATCAAATCTTATCTGATGCTTCTTCGCTAAATGTAAAGTGGCAAGCAAGAGTTACAGATATGACAACTTTAGATTCTGTACTCAGAAATGTAATGGGGTTAAGGGTAGCTTGGGAATTAGCTGAACCCTTAACTGGTAAGACTGCTCTTAAAGATGAAATGTATAAAAAGTATTCTTTAGCTTTGCAAGAAGCTAGAAGTCTTGATGCACAAGAAGGTGGATCAGTAGAAAGAATCGAATTAAATACTTGGCTTGATGCCAGAAGGGGGGAGTACAACTCCAGTTACAGACCTATCGATTGGCCTAGTGATGGGACAGCATGGGTCTATACGGATAGCTCTAGTACAGTCCAGACATAATAATGAATGGGAACTGTCCAAAATATACAAAGCTCCTTTTCAGAAGGTAGAATATCGCCCAGATTACATGGGCAGATAGACATACCCTCCTATAAAACATCTGTTAAAAAATTAGAAAATTTTATAGTCCTTCCTCAAGGTTCTGTAACAAGAAGGCCAGGAACGTATTATGTTTCTGAAGCATCTACTACTACAGAATACCAATCCAAGTTAGTTCCATTTTACTACGGGCAGGGACAAAGTTACGTCCTAGAGTTTTATGCAGATAACATAAAAATCTTTAGTAATAACGGAATACTAGGGCTTCAATCTAATACTGCCACGCAATTTACTATTGCCAGCACAGGATATACGGCAACTGAAATTGCTGACATTAAATATATTCAAAGTGCTGATGTTATCTTTCTAGCCCATCCCAATCATGCTCCTAAAAAAATAGAACGTACTATCCCGACATCTACCGAGACAGGCTTTGGTTCCAGAGCAGAAGACGGATCATATTGGGCTATATCCGATATAGATTTTGTAGATGGTCCTTATGATGAATTGAATAAAGAAGTTACTAAATTTTTAGAAATTCAAAGAGGTAGTGGATCTATTAGCGGAATTGATACATCAACTAATATAATTACATCGACTGCTCATGGATTAGAAAATGGGGATCAAATCGAATTTTCAGCAACAACTTTACCAACAAACATTGCTGTTGGAACATCTTATTACGTTATAAATAAAGCAACTGACACATTTAAAATATCAACTGCTGAAGGTGGTAGTGTTTTTGCTATTGGGAGTGCAGGAGATACAGTCCTTTGGCATAAAGCTCATGATTTAGTAGATATTGGAGGTTTGGGTGTAGATACAGCTTTAAATGCTTTTGTCAATTCTGCTCATGGTTTGCAAGCAGGAATGGAAATATATCTTTATCATACTGGATCTGGTACTGGTTCAGGTAATTTGGTAACTACTGATGTAGATACAGATGTATTTGTTTATTTTACTACCTCTGATAATGGAACTGCTACATCTCAAGGAAATTGCACGACTTATTATGTTGTAAATCCAACCGCTACAACATTTCAAATAACAACTTCTAACACTAATGGTGTTTTAGGAACTCCAATTACGTTTAAATTGGAAGGAAATGAAACAAAATGGACTGGAACATTAAACGCAGTAAAAAAGATTCTAAAAAAAGATCGTACTAAAGTTACCTTAAAAGCTCATGGACACACGCCTTTTACAACGGGTGGAAGTTCACCAGATATAGGTGTTATTTACAGAGTAAACGTATTAGGTGGTACAGATAGAGAAAAAATTAAAGGAATTCGTTGGACTTCAATTAAAATAACATCTGTTGTAGATACCAGTACAGCTTTAGGGACTTTGCAGGAAGATACTGTTTTAAGTGATTCACAAACAGTTGAATGGAATGCAGGAGTATTCAATACAACCAATGGATACCCTAGAGATGTCTCTATTTATCAGCAAAGACTTGTATTTGCAGGAACCACAAAATATCCCGCAACAATTTGGTTTTCTAAAACAGCCGATTTTTTTAACTTTGCCTCATCCGAACTTTTAGGCTCATCAACAGGCAATATAGACCCTACTGGTGCTATTATTTTAGGTGAACAAATTTTAGATGATAATGCACTCACGTTCACCATCGATTCAGATACAGTAGATAAAATCCAATGGCTATCTGAAGGAACTAAATTAGCAATTGGTACAACTGGTGGTGTATTTACAATATATGGTTCTGAAAACGACCTCACTCTAACTCCATTCAATTTTACCATCCGTAAAGAATCCGCTTATCCTGCTGGATCGGCAGATGCTATTCAAATTGGACAAAGAATGATTTATGTTCAACAAAATGAACGTAAATTAAGAGAAATGGCAACTGCTGGTCAACAGCAAGAAGAGTATGGTGCAATGGATCTTACTTTAAGATCAGAAGATATTACTTATTCTGGTGTTAAAGAATTGACCTACCAAGAACAGCCTTTTTCAGTCGTTTGGGGAAGGCTTGGGAATGGTAAATTGATTGCACTTACGCATGAGAAATCGTTAAACATGTATGCATGGTCAACTCATACCTTGGGTGGGACTCATACTGATGCAACCAATGGCAATCAAGCAAAAGTAGAATCTATTGTTACAATCCCAGAAGACAATAGGTCACAGACATGGATGATTGTTAAAAGAACTATAGGTGGAAGCACTAAAAGACAAATAGAATATATGAGCCGATACCATGATGCACAAGAAGTTGCTCAAGTAGATGCTCATTATGTAGATAGTGGATTAAAAACTTATAATTCTAGTGCTTTTACATCAGCTAGTGGTTATGGTCATTTGGAAGGGCAGACTTTATCTGTACTCGGAGATGGTGCGATTCAACCAGATCAAGTAGTTGCTTCTGGTAATATAGGTTCCACTACGGCCCTTATATCCTCTAATACTGTAGTGGCAGGACTAGGTTATACCTCCGAGTTAGTCACCCTTCCAATGACTATGGGAGATGGTGGTGGATCATTCGTAATTGGGAATAAACGAATGATTAAAATAAACATGAAAATGCTAAACAGTTTAGGTTTGGAATTTTCAATGGAAGGTCAGGATTATGAAGAAGTTATCTTCCGTAATCCTTCAGAAGATAAATATGGAAATATGGTCCCATTGTTTTCTGGTAACAAAGAAATGGCTCCAATAGCAAGATCCTTTGAATCAGAAGGAGTTTCTTTTCGTTGTAACCAACCATTTCCATTTACCATTCTTTATGTTGCACAACAATTTGAAGTAAATTTGGGGTAATATGAGTTATATGATGGCTGGTTTAAGTATATTTACTATGATGACTTCCTTATATGGAGCGTCTCAAAAGAGACAATTAGGTATAGCAGGAGCAAATGAAACTCTGACACAAACTGCTGAAAATGCTATAGCTGGTAAAATGACCAAACAGTTAAAAACTAAAGAATTTTATAGGGGTGTTGGTCAAATAAGAAAACAGGGTGCTTACGCAAAATCAATGCTGAACCTAAAAGGTGAGAAAAAAAGAGCTAAAAACTTTGTCCAAAGAGCATCAAGGGGAGTAAAGATGCAATCTGGTACACCTTTAGATTTATCTGTAGAAGATGCTATGTTTAAAGAATATGCAATGGGTATGAAAGAAAATGAGACATTTGCAACATTGGACAACATGAATCATTCTTTTCATGATTGGTCTACTGTACATGATTGGCAACAAAAAATAATGTTAAGAAGAGGTAAAAAGAAGTCAGAGCTTCAAAGAAAAGGAGTTGATGTTCAGGCATTTGGGGATGTTACTTCAGGTCTTACCCAAGCTGGATTATACGGATCTAAAGGTACTTGGAGTTTACCTAAATCTTGGTCAGCTACTGGACCAGAATTAATGGGATAAATAAATGGCAAATGGAGATATTAGAGGGTTAGACATATCGTCTACAGTTCCTACGCAGTCAAGTAGATACCAAGCCCCTCAAGTACAAGCACCAAACATTAGTTCTGGCTATGGTGAATTAGCTGGAGCTTATGATTATGCTACTAAAGCAGTATTAAAAGGATTCCAAGCTTTAGGATCTATTGCTGAAGATCATTTAGAACTAGAACGATCTAACCGATGGACTGAAACCCAACGAGCAATTAATAATTTATTTCAAAAGAAAAATTTTGAATCAGGGGATTTCCTTGCTGGTCAAGGTCAAAGTGATTTGTCTTGGAATGATGAACACGGTGAAGTTCCTGCTTTAAGAACAATTAAAAATTATATTGATGATTCAATTCAACAAGGAGATGAAATAGTTTCCTTAGAATCTATTTTAGAAACAGTAAAAGATGATTCTAAGCTTCATAATGGTGCTATTGCACTAATAGATAATAGAAGATTTGCATTAACTACTAAAATGCATACTGATATTACTAAAATGCAAGTAGAACGAGGTAAAAATTTAGTTGAATCACATGCTTCTGAAATAGATCAATACATATACGATCAAATAATTATTGCTACAGATTCTAGTTTTAAAAATCCAGAATCTAATAATGTAGAAAATTTTAAAATAGTTACGGATCAAATAAGTGATGAAAAAATTGATCCATGGCTTCAAAATACAAATAATTTGTTAAAATTATCTAAAATAGATGCAAAACCTTTTTTAGCAAAAGCAAATAAATTTTGGCCTAAAGTTGCTAAAACAAGGTTTAAAGAAATTTTTAATCATTGGGCGTATGGAGAGACGCCTGAAAAATTATTAGAGTTATGGGATTCGGGGCATTTTGATATAGAAGGTCATATTTATACACTAGATGAAACTGGTCAAATTGTTAAAGGCCCTAAAGTTAAAATTCCTGTACCAAAACAAGAACTAGCACAAGAAATAAGATTTCTTACAAGTCCACGACTAAAAACATCTGATGCCAAAA